TCGTGATGGTCGGTTGCGCCTCCCGTCCACAAGTTGCGTACAAGCCCCCACAAATGCCCCCACTCCCACCGGAGATAGCCCAAAAGAGAGAAGTGAACCTAACCGACCGGTTTATGAAACTTCTGACTCCGACAGAGCAACACTCGCAGCAATCGCCGAAATCATCGCCCAAGGCGACAGAAACACAGCGCAATTGAATAGCTGCATTTCTGCTTACGAGAAAGCAATGGAGATCATCAATGGTAAACGCTGACCAACTAAAGAAACTCCACATTGGTGCTGAGTGGGTTGATGCACTCAATGAGACATTTGGCAGATTCAATATATCCACCAAACGCCAACAAGCTGCCTTTATCGGTCAGTGTGGACACGAATGCGGACACTTCAAGACATTGGAGGAGAATTTAAATTACCGCGCTGAAACACTGATGAAGCTGTGGCCTAAGCGGTTCCCTACTTTGGACTTTGCCAATCAGTACGCACGAAACCCTAAGAAGATCGCCAATATGGTCTACAGCGGTCGTATGGGCAACAGAGATGAAGCTAGTGGGGATGGGTATCGGTTTCGCGGTAGAGGCTGCATTCAGCTTACTGGACACGCTAATTACTTCCATGCGGGACAAGCACTCGGCGTAGATTTTGTGATGGAACCCGATCTAGTCGCCACACCTAAATACGCTGCACTCACTGCCGGATGGTTTTGGTCTACACACGACTGCAACCGTCTCGCGGAAGAAGCGAATTGGACGGGTCTCACAAAGAAGATCAACGGCGGCACTATCGGTCTTGATGACAGAATCAACCACACCAATCAAGCCTTATCTGTCTTGTGACGCTTGACCATTCTGAGGGCATTTTCATGTGAGATAAAGCGATGCCCGTTATAGCATTCCCTTCGTCTGACAAGCATATTCTCCTCAGTTTTGGTGTGTTGAACAAACGAGATTGCTTTGCACTCGGGACACTTCATGCCGGAGTTATTCGTACTCTTAGGATTCATTGAGGGCAAGCCAAACCATAAAACAGATAAAAAGAACAGCTAGAGCGATTCCTAAGAACCCCAAAGCAAAGATAGTGAAGATAGTCTCGATCACATCACGCCCCTCATTTCCCATCCGGCTAGAAAGTAATTCCATCGTCCTTGCATAGCAGGGTTGGTGTACTTGTCGCCTGTCATAGATAGATCGTCATCTGTGTAGCCTTTAGAGGCCATCAGTGCGTGAAATACTTTTCGTGCTTTCATGTTGTTTCCTTTGGTGGGGTGGTGGATAGCCAATACTGCCCCGCTGTCACTTTGTAATCCTCACACTGCATAACAAGCGTGATGGTATTTTCTGAAAAATCAGCACTATCAATGAGACAAGGCCATGCCAAAGGCTCTTGCTCTGGCTGTTTCACAATGCCAGACGCAAAAAGACAATCATTCCAACCTCGGTTGTAATCTGCAACTTTTGATGATTCAAATGGGTCTGTTGTTTTGATTTTTGGCTCTTGCTCAATCTCTTGCCCAAGCCTTTGTGTCTCACGCATGGCGTGTTCTGCCAATGCTTTCTCTGCCACCAGCTTGGCAAAGGCTACAAGTGCCTCAGAATAGATGCCATCAAGATGAGGGCGCATACCAATCAATCCACATTCTTGTGCCATTTCAATGATTTCATCTTGTGTCATTTCAGCACCTCTTGTTCCAACACTGCCATAGCTTCTTCAATTTTTTCATACAGGTAATCGGGCATTCGGTGATTGTCTGCAAATGACCATGATTCAACCGCTGACAACAGCTTGATGAGTTGTAATGCTTGTTCTTTTGTCATATCCATTTCCTTGCTCGGATTGCTTGAGCGTTTTGTTGCAACAGGCTCCTCACAATTACTGAATTGCAAGCTAAGGCAACGGCATCCAACATCTCGGCACACGCCTCACGCTCTTTGGCAACAGCTTTGGCGGCATACTTACGCATTTGTTCTGCCGTGTAAACACTACCGATGTGCCGTCTGTCATGCGTGACATTTGTTTCTGCTGGCTTTGGTAAACGCATCATGCTGCCATCCTCTGATTCATTTCAATGTTGTACCGCTTTGATCTGCTTCGTGCTTGACGCTCTGCGCCCGTCATCTTCTCTCGCTTTGCGTCTTTGCCTTTGCCAATCTTGTAGACCTTAATGGAGTCCCGTCCGAGAATGTCCTTCTCCCAAAAGCAGATATGTGCAGCACCCACCGCATGAAGCTCTCTCGTGTATTGCAAAACAGTCACATAATGCAAACCCGTTTCCTCTGCTAACTCTTTACAAGTCAGCGTCCCGTCAAGCATTGCCTTAATCAAGTGTGCTTGTGAGATGGCATTGATCTTTATGATCTTTTTGTTTTTAGGCGGCATTTGGTCTCCAATCCTCATACCAACCATCAACATACATTTCATGGAATCCCCATGCAAATAGCCAAGTCCAACTAAGTGCGGAATCACGGGGATAGTTAATCTTTGCCATCATTAGACAAAGTTCTTTGCTCGGAGGTGGTGCTTTCATTCTTCTTTCTCCAATGGAATATCACGCCATTCGCCTTGCGTTTTACCCGCAACCATGTCAATGATGTTTTGCTCTGGCTCCCACCATTGCTGGAGGATGCGGACTGTTTTTGGCGTCCAAGAAGTTTCGTCATCGCGCTCAACAAAACGCAGTTTTGGTGTTGGTGTCATTTTTTCATTCCTCTCACATAAGCAGTAAACGACTGAATCGTGTCTTTGCCAAACGCTAGAGTGCATTTCTCAATGTGTTGGGCGACTTCTTCAATCACTTCGTTTCGCGCATTGGTTTCAGCGTATCGGATTATTTGGTGTTTGCGCGACCCTTGAAGTCCCCAATCGCCTTGTCTGCGACTGAGTTCTTCAAACGCTTCATCTTCCGGACTCAAAACCCAATGTCCTCATCGTTTCAGCGGGGAGACCTTTAGGCTCTTGTGGCCTTGGGTCGTTCATGTATGCCCAACCGTCCCACCCCGCATAGATCGGCATTACATCAAGTTTCAGCATAGGGCCGTTCTTTGTGTCAATTACTGACCCAATGCGGATGTATCGTTTCTTTTCTTCGCCCTTTGCGTTGGTGTACGAACCCGCAACGACTGTGATTTCTTTAAGCAGTGCCATTTTTTTCTTTCATTAAAAGTTCAAGTTTTGTGTCAAGATCAGCGAGAAACTTCACCACTTCGGCATCCATTTCACTGATTAGCTTCTCGTCTCGCTCGACTCGTTTGGTGAACATTTCCAACCCTTTTAATCGCGGGTCAAAGGAAACGAAATCACACCATTCTTTACCGGTACATCTAAGCTGAAACTGAATTTGCTTGATGTACTTTGAGGGCACTGTTTTGGATAGCAGAGTATCGATATGGGTGGATGTGTTGGGACACTTGATCTCAATGATTCCATTGCCCACAATCCCATCGGGTGAGGCTCCCGCCATTTCAATGTCCGGATGTGGAATAAACCCCACTTGCTCAACCAATACAGAATTGACCATTTCGTAGTGCGCTCGAGCAAGCGGCTCGGTCTCTGTGCCCCACTGCATAGCTGCATTAGTGAAGGAATCAGCTTTCTCACCCGTCAACCGTTCACAAATGAGTTGGGCCATGTAATCGTCCCGTGACGCACCATACCCACCCGTTTTTAGCTTTGCCATCACATCTGAGACGCGAGATGCCGTTACCTTACCCAAACGGGCGGCGAACCATTCCGGTGTACCTTGTTCCATCACAGACTCGCTTTCTTCAAGTCTTTGGCAACGATGATTGCATTCTTAGCTGCGGCATCATGTCCGGCAACCTTTATGGCCTCAAAGTAAGCAGACTTTAATTCTTCCTCTGTGGTGGCGGCATCAATGGAAGCGATTAGAGGGGCAATAAGGACGGTCTTTGATGCGACTGAATGGGTATGGGCATCTGCATCGTTGTCGGCCTCTGTGGGGATGCTAAAGGCTTGAAAGGCTGCATACTTGTACGCTGCTGACATAGCTTTGTTGGTGGCTTTGTCTCCGCTGTCCATTGCTTCGCCAAAGGTTTTGACGGTGTGCTTTGACCCATCTTCTGCTGAGACAAAATCAAATTCAACCTCAACAGTCACATAGAACAATGCGCCACCCGACTTGCTTGCTCGTTCAACACACTCACGGGTAAGAACACGGGGCAGAATACAAAGGCTGTGCTTTGCCAATAGGGGCGCAATGGCGTTATACACATCGTCAATGCCCCTAAAGTTATATCCGCTGCCCTGCATATTCCTACGGTCTTTTGTGATGCCGACAGAGGACAATTCTGATTGAACAGCGTTAATGGCTTTGTAAACTTTCATTTGGAATCCTTTGCAATGAGTTCGGTTTGGAGGGTTTTGATTTCGTCTCGTGCGTTATCAATGTGGTTGACCAATACGCGAATGTGGCCTTCCAACATCTGAATGCGGTACAGCAGTCTTTCAGCTAGATCGATTTGAGGTTCGCGGTAGAGGGTCTCTGAGGTTTGTTTGACAGAGTTGATGATGTAATCAGCGTCCATTTACGGTCTCCAAATAAAACAGTCAAGAGCAAGCACGATAAGTCCGATGAGGCTCACCACACGCACCACCTTATCGGCTAAGGTTAATTGCGCTACATGAATCTCAATGCAAGCCCCGTTCTCCATCGAGTTGGGGAATGCTTCGTTAAATGTGCGGGGGAATTTAGTTCGATTAAGCATGGAAGTCCTCCAACATGGCGATGTGGTGTT